CTGAGATCACTTGATGGCATGGTTATCAAGTTATTAATGGCTCTACCCTACTGGGCAGGTTCATATCGAGAGATCGCTGATTCGATTTCTACTGTCTTCCTATCGATGATTAAGGAAGAAATTGAAGGATCCTCCAAAGGATACCAAATGATGGTTGACTGGTGTAACCATCTTAAGGAATTCTTCAATAAAGAAGAAGTCGAGGATAAACTGGATGTATTCAGTTTTAAACTCAAGAATGAAATCTTTGAGATTTTACGAAAGCCGTTTAGAGCTTTCTATGAATTTGTTTACTCAGAAATGCAGGAAACAATCATGGAAATGGACTGGACTCAGTCACTTTTATGGAAGCAAATATTCATCATTCTGCTTCAGAAACGGAACCTTGGGTTACCACCTAATGACTTTTTCAAAAAGAAAGTCGAAAAATATCTCGAAAAGATCTGTTCTGAAGATCGAGGAGAAGATGTCTGCAAAGATGCAGCAATCGTGATTGAAGACTACTTCAGTCGTCAAGGCCTAAAACCAGGAATGCTGGATGACCTAAAAATTCCCACAGAAGTGGAAGAAGAAAAGCGATTGAGAGAATATATCTCAGAAGCTGTCAAGCTGGATGTCAAACAGACAGCCTGTTATGAATTCTCTAGAAGAGAAGGAGGAAAGATTGAAGTCGGAAGACTTCTAGTCAAAACGTTTTTCGAAAAAGGAAATCCGTTGCCAATTCGAGATCTTCGAAGTGGTATTATCCTGGAGACTATCCAGAGAGCAAAAGAGAACCGAGAAGATTCTCTTATTCAGTCAGAAATAATTTTCTGGACTTCATTTCAAATGCTACTCAACACACTGAGCATTTATGGAAAAATTCCTGAGGAATTTTACTATCCACTGTATACCGATAATTCGGTTTCAGCTTTTGAAATGAATATTTTCAAAACAAAGGCAGAGTTCATCAAAGAACCTGGTAAAATCCGAGGCCTGTCAAAGACTTCGGCAATCTTATATTGGGCATTGTCTCCGGCAATGGCTCAATTGAATTCAATTCTGGCCTTACTTCCAGAACATTATGATGGGCTCAAAAGAGGATCCCATGCTTGGCGTTATATGAAACGCATTTCTGGAACCAGCAAGGAAGCTGGTTTTATGTTTGATTCTGGTGGACAAACCAGAGCCAATATATTCCAATTCTATACAGATTGGACTGAAGCGACGGATTTTATTCCGAAACGATTTGGCCTAAGACTCCTACTTGGGCTTATGACTTGGTCGAGGTTCCCACCCTTCTACCAACATGTAGTCTTATCAACCCTTGGGGTTGATTTGGAAATTGAGCTCCTCCCAGGGGAGGAGCAATTACCAAAATACCACGGTCTCGTAAGACGTGGATTTATGATGGGTTTGCCATTAACCAAAACCATCTTGCATTTGTGCCATGTCTATGAGACTGGCAAAGCAATCTTTTTGACGAAGAAAAAGAAGAATAACGGGGTGCGACCCGCACACCATTTTCCGATGCGTTTTCCGCTAACGGTTACTCATGCAGCACATGGGGCTACTTGACGAGACTAAGTCTTGCTCATGGATTTGGAGTATAT